ATGGCAGAGGACGAATTTACCCAACTCAGGATCAAGAAATACACCCGACGCAAAATTGCGATCTTGGCGAAGGTTTTAGAGAATGTCACCATTTACAGCCTAGTGGAGTATTGGGCCGACCAGGAGTGGCAAGAAGCGCTCAAGGCCGGTTTAGTGACTAAGGCCATGCTAGATCCGACGGGTCATTTCGTCCAGGCGGAGGAAAAATCATGATCCGGATCATCCTGGATTTCGTTTTCAACGTCTGCGCCGCCGGCTGGTGGCTGGGGCTGTATGTGATGGCGCTGATGATGCACGTGGCGGCCAGGCGGGAGATCGAAATTGGCGGGGGGATGTCAGAATGATAAACGAGAAGCCATTGGGCGAGAAATCATTGATCGTTTTGGGGGCACTGGTGCGAGTATCCGATGATGGCCCGCCGCCGACATTGCGGGAACTCTGTGTGATGACAGGGCTATCACTTAATACAGTGACCTATCACCTGGATCGCCTAGTTCGAGCGGGGTTAGTCATAAGAAGGAATAGTTTGGCCCGAATGACAATACCAACACCCCAGGGTCGGGAGCGAGTATGCTGCACCTGCCTGGAGCAGGAAGGGGATGATCCTAAATGTTATCTACATCGGGTCAAAATCGTTCATGGGATCTCATTCAGGCGGTTTTTACCTGCCAAAGAATCAATAGAGGTGGCGCATTGCGAATGCGGGAAACCGTTGTCTGCTGAGCCATACGCCGCCGGGATGAAGAAATGCGTGGCGTGCCAATTAAAAGCGATGCGCCAATGGCGGGAGACGGTGATCCATTCGACTACGCCGGCTGAGCGTGAGAAAGCGGCAGAGTATCGCCGACGGCAGCGGTTGAAGGGGAAGGTATCGTGAGTGGTCAGCCATCGAAAGGGCCTGGGCGACCGAAGAAGCAGTTTGTGGCCGAGTTGACCGTGACTATCTGCCGTGAACGGGACGAGGCGGCTGAGGAGCGCTGGTTCAAGGCTGCGGCACTGCTGATGGACCCGAAGTGGGACGAGCCGGTGGTCAGTGATCAGTTGCCAGGGATCAGTGAGATTGCTTCGCCTGCGGCTCGCAATGACATCGAGTCACGGTTACGGATGGTGTGCGGGGTGGTGGCGGGCGAGGGCGTTTCATCGGTTTCAGGATAGCACGGGAGCCATTATTTATCATGATCGGGATAGAAAGCGGCATCTTTTCGGCAGTGATCCTGGTCGGGCTGTTCGGCTTCGGCTGGTGGTTCGACCGCCAGGTGGGGCGGTGGGGGGCCGATGCAGACGGGTTTACCTGGCTGCTGGTGGTGATCGGGACATTGGTCACGCTGGCGGGGGTCGGGCTGCTCGACCTGGTGCTGGATTGGAATGCAGGGGTGTTGGGGCTGGCGGCTTTTTCGGCAAGCGGATTTTTTATGTGTTACGGCGCCATCCAACGTTACGTCAATATGCGTGAACGATTGAAGGATATGGCCCAGGATGACGCCCCGAAAACGCTGGCCGAATGAGGCGGATTGGGCCAGGCAGAATGCCATTGCCGGGGCGCAACGGATAGACCGGCTGGCCCGTCCGATTTTGGACGGGGAGGGGATGACGGAGATCGAGCGTATCCAGCGGGCCGGGCAGATTTGCCGGGCGGCGCTGGAGATCGTGAAAGACCTGCTGGCAGTGGGGCCGCAGGAATTCCTTGAAAAGTAGGCTTTCCCGCACGCCCAATCACTTTATCGGTAATCGGCGGGACGGTCCCCCCAGGGTGTCCCCTCCATCCACCCTGGGACATGGAGCGGTATCTTGGCAATGGCGCCAAATGGGCCGACCAGGCACATACAATCGGGTTCGACTCCCGGCCGCTCCCCACAAATTATTTTGATGCGGAGACTGTTGCTGTGGCTCATAGGGTACCGGGCGACCGGGAACTGCATAGAACCGCAGGTCGACGATTGACCTAACCCCCAGCCCCTTCCCTGATAGGGAAGGGGAGAGACAAGAAAGGAAGGAACCCATGCCCACAAAAACTTATCAGATCAAGCCGGGATACCCGGTGTTGTCGCTGATCAGCATGGCCGAGCAGATCGGCAAGCTGACCGGCTCGGTTGTGGTCTGCACGCCGGTGATCCAGATCGAGGCGGCAGGTCCGGTGCTGCAGGCTTTGGATGCGCTGCTGCCGGCGATGAAATCCGCAGGCAAGAAGCGGAAAGCGGCAAAGTTCGTTGCCCAATCAGAAGCCAGCGACGAGGGGAGCGTGGAAGATGCGTGAGGATATCGCTCTCGAACTGATCGATCCCAACCCCTGGCAGCCCAGGACCAGCGAGGACCCGGAGACGGTCGAGAAGATCGGCCTGTCGATCCAGACAGACGGGTTGCTGCAACCGCCCGTTGCGCGCCAGGTACCCCCCTCCAACTCCCCCCAAATGGGAGAGCACAATTTGGGGGGAGTGCGCTATCAACTGGCCTTTGGGCATACCCGGCTGGCGGCGTTCCGCTGGCTGAAGGAGCGCCATCTCAATGGGGCCTATTCGAAGATGCCGCTGGAGGTGGTGGATCTGACCGATGAGGCGATGTACCGGCACGCTGTGACAGAAAACCTGCAACGCAAGGACCTGACGCCGATCGAGGAGGCCCGGGCGATGAAGCGGGCGATGGAGGATTTCGGGTACAACTCGGTGAAGGTAGGAGAGTTGTTCGGGAAATCCGACGCCACGGTGCGGGGCACGGTCCGGCTGCTGGACCTGGACGAGGATTTCAAAACCAGGCTGGATGCCGGGGAGATGACGGTGGGGGCTGCCCGCAAAGTGCTGGCCATGCAGCGATCGCTCAAGCCGGAGGACATGCAAAAACTCAAATCCGATGGGTCGATGAGCATGGACGAGATTATCAGGGGTGAGATTGACAACATCTATAGCGCTGTGGGCAAGAGCCTGATCCGAATGCACTCCAGATGGGATTCGCATGACCCGAAGGGCGGTCCCGGCCTGTGGCCGTTGACATGGACCTATGACACGCCGCCCTATACTGTGCCGACCGACAAACAATCAAAGAAAATCTGGGCCGGGGATGAAAAACGACATGGGCGAAAGGTTATTGATGTTGCCCATGAATTCATACGATCGATTGTCTCGATCCATCCGGGAATGGAAAAATCCTGGGAACAACTCTATGCGGAGGATGGTGACCGTTGGGGTGACGTGCTCGATCTACTGAAACAGTTGATGCAGCCGCCAGCCTGTACGGCTTGCGAGCATTACATCAAACAGGACGGCAATCATTATTGTGCGCTGAAAGCCTGCCACGAGAACAAGGTGAGGGTGTGGGGGGAGGCCGCACTGGAGCGACTGTCGAAAGAATTGGACATCCCCATTTATGACCCCGGCCAGGATGGGAAGGAAATCATCAAGCTGGAATATTCCTACGACGACCGGCAAAAGAAATGGTGGAATGAAAAGCCTGCCGGCCTGCGGCTGATGCTCAAGAAATCGCAATACAGCCATGCGTTTACCGGTCACCCGGCCATCCTGGCCGTCCTGACCGGCGAGACGGCTCGGAAGATCGTCGAGAAGGAAAGGAAGGCCAAAGAAAAGGCCAAGGCGAATGCGCCCAAATATACATGGGAGGAAGCGTGGGAAATCAAAAATCGGCGCCGGGAAGCCTTCAACGCTGTCATTTATCGATTTGTATGGGACCAGGCAGCGCCGGTGCTTGGGGAGGTGTTCGGGAAACTCTCCGCGGGGATCCTGGAAGACTTATCAAGCGGTTATAGATTGCCGGACGGTGTGGAACGGAAAACGGCCAGCCTGACCGCCCTGGTGGCGTATGGACTCCTGATGAATAAACACGATGACGGCCTGGTCAAGGAACCGTATAACAGCAAATCCCTGACCCCCGTCCAGGATGCGGCCAAGCATTTGCAGGGGGTGGCCAAGGCCTGGGGGGTGAAGCTGCCGGCAGACTGGCTGGAGGTGGCCCAGGGGTACGAGCCGGAGGGGTATGCCGACCTGGTGGCGGCAGCCGTTGCCGTGGAAACGGAGGGCGGATGAACAGCGGCATGATGTGGTTCGACAACGATAAGACGGCTAGCCTGGCCGTGAAGCTCGATCGGGCGGTGGACTATTACCGCCAGAAGTACGGCCGGATGCCGAATCTGTGCCTGGTACATCCGTCGGCGGTGGGGGAGTTGGCGGTTGAGGGTCCTATTACGGTGCGGCCTTACCGGCCGGTGCTGCCTGGTCACTTGTGGATCGGGGTGGAGGATGCGGCCCAGGGGATGGAACGGGCGAGCGCCGACCTGGTGAAACGGGTGATCGAGGCAGTCGAGAAGTTGTGATGCGTGAAGCCGCTCGACCTGCCCCTGGGATTGAAAATTGCCGGACACGGACAGGTGGTCTTCCGGGACGTGACCCGTTATGGCCTGCACCGGTTGTGTGTGATGCAGGCGGGCCAGTACCCGGATGAGACGGTCTGGGTCACCCTGGTGCGGTGCTGCGAGGTGCTGGCGGTGCGCTATACCGAGCGGATCATGGCCGGCGTGTTTACGGGTTTTTTATGGATCTACTGGAAGGAAGGTTGACATGGCAATCCTGGCAACGAGTGGTATCCTGGCATCCCTGTGGCTGTGGGCTGCGCTGGTGGTCAGCAAGCGGGCCGACAAGCGGATGGGAAGGATGGTGGACGATGAATAAGCGTGAGATCATCATCAGTATTTTAGGGGCGGTCCTGGCGACGGTGGTGAGTGTTTGGGCCGTGATCTGGGTTGCGCTCCATACGGTATGGCTGGGGAGGTGGTGATGGACGGCAGCGGTTTGCTGGCCTTTTTGGTGCTTTTCATCGTGATCGCGGCGGCGGCTTTCGGGCTGGCGAATTTCGACGGGATCACGCCGGCGGTGGCCCAGGCGGAGGCGGGGGTGGCAATTGGTGCAACTACCACGATGGCGCTCGAACAGGTGGCGGCTCTGGTGCTCAAACTGTTACTCGGTGCGACCGTGACCGGCGTTGCATTGGCCGTATTTGCAGAGGTTCGAAAAGCTTATCGGGCCTGGAAGCGCAACGCCCAGATGGGACGCTGGCAGGGCGGGCCGAATGCTCATTACCAGCGACAGGCTGCCGAGCCGCGGTTGACCCGTCAGGACCTGATGCTGCTGGCATTAGCAGGGAGGTATCCTGCCGATAAAGCGGCAGCCAGGCCGAGGGTCCAGCGGGAGACGGATCAGGACAGCGATGATCTGGATGTGATCCTATGAAAAAGCGCATTATTTTGTTCGGTCTGGTGGTCAGTCTCGGCAGTCTGATGACCTCGGGCTGCGAGTATGCGATCAATGAGGCACTGGCCATCGAGATGGCGACCAACGCCGCCCTGGGAACCCCGCCTGAGCCGTTATACCAGACGGCGGCGGCAATCTATCTGCATTTAACCCTGACGCCGACGCCGCAGCCGATGCCCTACGGCACGCCGACAATGAGCGTGATGGATTTTGCGGCAACGCAGGCCGAACAGGTGAGGGCAGACAGCCTGACCCAGCAGGCCCGGGAGTATGCGCTCGAACAGGAAAAGATCGCCGCCCAGGAACGGGCGGAGGCGGCCCGGCTGGCGGCAGAAAAAGCCGAGAAAACGGCCCAGGCGGTGGATGCCATCCGCACGGCGAATGCCCAGGCTACCCGGCAGGCGGAAGAGGTCACTGCCCAAGCCCAGGCGGTGGTCTGGACCGCCCAAGCCCAGGCGACGGCCACCCAGCAGGCCCTGATCTGGCTGCAAGGGACCCAGGCGGCGCAGGCTTCGGAGACGGCCCGGGTGGAGCCGACCCATGCGCTCTGGACCCAAACAGCGGTTTATATCCAAAACCGGATCCAGGAAGGGCAGGCGAGGGAGGTTGAATTGGCAGTACGGAGACAGGAAATGAAAAACGTCTTCGATGCGTATGGGCCGTGGCTGCTGGTCATCTTTATTGCCCTGGTCTCGTCGGATGGGTTCCGTAAGTGGTTGAAAACCCGGGTTTTCAGGCGAGACGAGCACGGGAAAACGCCGGTCGTTGCGATGGAAACGGCTCAGGGGCAGATGATCGTGCGGCCCGACCTGTTTGCATCGCCGGTGGTGCGGATCCAGGAGGACGGGACGGTGACCCAACCCATGACTACGAACCCGGCAGAGCAGGCGGAAGTGACCCGGCGAGCGCAGGCTATCGAGGCGATTTCGATGGTGCCGCCGCCCTACGCCAGGCAGGGGGTCAAAATGGTCAACACTGAGTTTGGCGGGCGATCATCTGGTGTGCCCACTGTCCTATTGCGCAACAACCCGGCCCTGGGGCCGGTGCTGGATGAAGCGGAAGCACAGCTACTGGAGGATGCATGAACGCTTTACAGACCTTACAGCCGACGGCGGTCAAGGTGGCCGAGGTGATCGAGTACATGATGATCGAGGAGATGGGCCTGACCGCCCCGGAACGATATGAGATGCTCGAGCGAGACGGCCGGTATTACCTGACCGCCTCCTTCAACCCGCTGGCTTTGGGCCGGAGTTTGAAGGCCTACGAGGACCCGGACGTCGCCCGGCGGCTGCGGGCGGCCCTGGGCAACCTGCCGGTGGCGATCACGCACAAGACGGGCACCCATTACGTGGTGCTGCTTTCGGGATCGCTCAGCCTGCCGAAGACGGTCGAGATTCCCGGTTTCGGGGAGCGGGATGTCTTCCGGCTGGGGATGGGGCTGCGGGGCGAGGTGGCCCTGCCGGCGGCACAGCTCAAAAATGTGATCATCGGAGCGGGGCAGGGGGCGGGGAAGTCGAATATCCAAACGCTGCTGGTCCACCAGGCCCGGGCGTTCGGCTGGAAGCTCTTCCTGTCTGACCCTGACGGGCACACGTTCAACCCGGATGTCTGGAATGGCCTGGCGGCGGCGCCGGTAGCCAGTTCTCCGGGGGATTTGCTGGAGGTCCTGGACCGGGTGTTTACAGAGATCGCTGACCGGGTGGCGCTTTTCCGGGCGGCGGCGAGGGGCGGAATCCCGCCTGCCGATATTACTGCGTATAATCAAATTGGTACGCCACTCCCGCGCATGGCCCTAGTGGTCGACGAGGCCAACTCGTATCTCGGAAACAAGAAGATCTTCGGTCACATGGCCGACCTATTGCGGCGCGGCCGCAAATGGGGCCTGCACGTGTTCCTGTCGGGCCATGAATGGCATAAGGAAACCGTGCCGGCAGAGGTGAATGATATGCTGGAAACCCGGATCGGGTTGTCGGTGGCGAGCGAGCAAACCAGCGCAGTGGTGTTGAGATCTTCCCGGTGGGGTCGGTGGGTGATGGGGAAGCCTGCCGGGCGGGGCATCCTGCGGACGAATGCGTACCGACCGGTGCAGTTCTACCTGGTGACCGAAGCGATGGAGCGGGAATGGCTGGGACAGGAGACCACCCCGCCGGCGCTGCCAGATCACGAGGCCGATCTGGTGCGCCGGGCGATAGCTGAGACGGAGGGGAAGATGACGATTGAGCAGTTGCGGCTATGGGGGATAAGCGACTGGACAGCCCGCACATTGCTCGAGCAATACGAGGCCCGGGGCTGGCTGGAACGGGATGCTACCCAGGGAAATGGGCGCTATGTGACCCGGAAATTGGCCGATCTGGTCTCAAACCACCAAACCGCTCAAACCGTCTCAAACCCGCAGATGTGGTCTCAAACCGTCTCAAACCGTTCTCAAACCCCAAATATGGGGGTTGCAGATTGATGATCAGAGCCGGTCGAGCCGATGGACGCCTGAGTATTGGCCCGATAACAAAGGAATGACATGGATCACGAATTAAACACCGATGAATTGCGGGCATACTGGCTGACGGAAGCCTTGGCTGAGGCGAAAAGTGCAAACCCGCTGGCCGGTTATTGCAAGCGAGTTTATTTCCAGCGGACCGGGTGCTTACGGCGTGGTGGTCATAAAAAAGGCAAGCGCAGGAAATATAGCTCCCACGAAGTGGAGTTGTTGAAATTCCTGCCATCGGGCCGGTGTGTGCAAGTGCGCGACCTCCGCACGCCTGGGTTGGATGCGCTGGCCGAGGAAGCTTTCGCTGATTACCCGGTTCCACCCCACACGACTCCGGCTCAATTGTTCCTGGATTATTTCAGGCAGTTGGGTTGACTTCCCTGGAGAAGTGCGGCCTACTCACAGCAAAGGAGCGAACGATGAAAAATATCCCAAAACCCAACATCAATAGCACCACTCTTTTTTGGACGGTCTATGTGGCTTTCCTGTTTGTGCTTTGGCCGCAGGCTGCATGGACCGTAGATCAATTCCAGGATGCCGCCAGCGGGCATTTTACGATCATGGGAGTGACCGCATCAGCATTGGCCTGGGCATTGAGCGGTGTGTTCGAAGTGACAATTGCGATTGTGACTCATAAACTGAACACCCATTGGAAGGAAATGCCCACCCGTTATAAAGGACAGGACATGGGCAATAAGCGGTTTGCTTATCGCTGGTTGAATGTCTATGCAGTCGCTTTGTTGGTAGCGATGACCGTGAGCGCAGTGGCGAATTACACCCACGTGGTGCAGTTCACAAACCCATCCTTGAAGGTGTTCGAGGGTGCTCCGGGTGTCGTCAAAGTGTATCAGTGGCTGTTCGGCTTGCTTCTGCCGGCAGTGAGTTTTGTATTCGCTCGTGTTCTGTCGACCATGCAGGTGAGCGAACAGGAGGATGATCCGCTGTTCGCTAAGGCGAAAGCCGATCTTGCCGAAGCGAAAAGCACTATTCGAGAAAGGGATGCCACCATTCGGCAGCTTTCGGATACTGTTCGGTTGACCGAACAGCGACTGGATGAAAGCGAACAGCGTTATCGGGCTGTGGGTGATGTTATTCGGTTCCTGTTCGGCAAAGACATGGCGCTTTCGGACCGCATTCGGGGCGTGCGAATGACTTTTCCCAACCTTTCGCAGAATGGAATAGCACAGATCATCGGGTGTTCGGTAAGCACCGTCAACGGGGCGCTGGAAGGATTCGAATCGAACCAAGCGATCCTGGTTGATTTATCAGCTTTGCAGGAGAGTGAGCTATGAGTGGATTGGCGGTTTTGCCTTATTCAGACCAACAACGGTGGCATGGGCTATATAAATTGGCTCCGCTGATCATCATCCTGCTCTACATGCGCACCCGTGGCGATAGAGCGGTCACACAGGTGGAGATCGCTGACAATCTGGGAATCGCCAGGAACACTGCGGGAAAGGCGCTCAGGCAGTTGGTGATTTTGGGGGCGCTCACAAAATACAGCCATAACGATGGTTATTTGTTGACCGATGGCGGCCGGCAAATGCTGCTGGGATTGGATGACCCAGGATGCGCAAAAGTTGAGCATCCCTCTCTTAAAGAGTCTTTTAAACTTAATTTAAAAGACTCTAATGACAAGAAAGAAAGAAGGAAAGAGATGCTCAAAAATTGCGCATCCTCCGATGAAATCCTGGCAAATAGCAAAATCCTATTTCCGGGGCATGAGGTGATCAATTTTGGACTGGCCGACAATTTGCAATCTGATTATGTGCTGGCGTGGTTGGCACAGGCATACGATCAGCACAAACAGGGTAAGATCAGCCATCCGTGGGCGCTGGTTTATCGGCGGCTGCAAACAGGCCGCATCCTGCCGGACAAAAAATATCAGGATGACCCATTTGCGCATTTGCCAAATAATTTCCTGGCTGCACTCGGTTTGGAAGCCCCGGAGATTGTGGATGCTGAGGCTGATGTTGACATCGAGGTGGATGAGACGGTCCGGATCACCGAGGTGAGGGTCACTGTTGAGGCGGAGGTGTATGATGCCTGGATGGATATTCAGGACCAATTGCGGCGGGAAATGGAACGAGCAGCATTCGAAACATGGGTGCAAGAAACCTACCCGGCGAGCTATGATGGCGAACTCTTCAGGGTCGAGGCTCGGAATCGCTATGCGGCGGATTGGTTGACCACACGATTGGCAGCCCGGGTGCAAGCATTGTTAACCCGGCGACTGAATAATCCTAATGTGCAGGTGCGATTTGGCGTTGCCACGGAAACGGAGGATTGACATGACGAACGAAAATGCAGGACAATGGGCCATCGTCGAACTGATGGGTCATAAGGTAGTTGCTGGTTTGACAACCAAGAGCGAGATGCTCGGAAAACCCATGTTGCGGGTGGATGTGCCGGCCACGAGCGCCTATGCCGAATTTACGCAGCTCTACGGGGAGTCGGCGATCTATTGTGTGACTTTTGTGAGTGAGGCGGTCGCCCGGCTGACGGCTGAGCAGAGTAAGATCAATCCGGTAAGTGTTTATGTGCCGGATTTGGTCACGCGAGAACAATATGAGGGTCTGGTTTCTCGATTGCGTGGGCAGATCGAGTTACTGAGGCGTGGTCTGCCTGTGCCAGATACTGATTCTGAGGATGATTGATATGCCAGCGAGTGAGCGCCGATATTGGCCGCGGCCTGGGATCCATAGGCATGTGCTGGGTGAGGTGCGATTTGTTTATGTTGGACAATCTCGGGTGCGTGCCCTGATGCTTTATGACCAGTCGGTTGACAGGGATGCGCTCCCTGCAGAATTGCCAACGATCCGAGGTCACTTGATTGGGGATGTAGACGGGATCTATTGCACGATCTGCCGGCGCTCTGTTGCGGATTGGCACATCGGGGAGGATGCGATGGATGCGCTGCTAAACAGAGTCCTATCGGCGTAATGTATAATCGTTTGTGAAAGGAGGTTCGAGACAACTGAATATCTTTGCACCCTTGGTGTAGACCGAGGGAATTGTCGGAAATGATGCACCCGGCGCTGTCATGGCGTCGGGTGTTTTTGTTTCCAATCAACTACTAACAGGAGAAAAAATGAAAATCAACCTCGAGGAAATTTGGAAAACACTGGGCTGGCCGGTTGGCCTAACTGTGGTATTCGCTGCCATTCTCGGTTTGTTTGGCGTTTCGTTGGATACCGTGCTTGCGATTGCAGGCTCAATGATTGGCGCCCAGTTGTTGATCAGCTTGCTTATCGATGTCCTCAAATGGGCAGGCGTGGTGAACGATGGCACTGCGGGTAAGTGGTCCGCTGTCCTGAACCTGGTCGGCATTGTCGGCATTGCCGTTGCATTGGGCCTTTACCCGAACTTCGACTTCCCTGCATTGGATGCCAGCCTCGTGGTCATTGCTCAGTTTGCCAGCCTGATCTTTGGCTTCATCGTTCAATTGGCTGGGACAAAGCGGGTACATCAGTTTATGGTGCGCGGCCTGGGTATTACCGCATTCAGCGGGAGCACCCAGCTCCGTTATGCCTAGACGACCACCACGGCCCTGTGCTGTGACGAGATGCCCGAACCTTGTCTACGATGGGAGGCGGTGCGAACAGCACCGTCTCCCCAAAGATCGTGGGCGGGAGACGGTGCGTCCATCTGCTGGGGCGCGTGGATATGGTCGAGCCTGGCAGAAGAAACGTAATAAGTGGCTAAAGGATCATCCGTGGTGTGTTGATTTATACGGCATGCATCAAGGCAGCAGAGTCAAAGCCACGATTGTTGATCACAAAATCCCTCTCAGCCAAGGAGGCAAGGACGATGAAACAAATTACCAGTCGCTTTGTGTGGACTGCAACAACTACAAGACAGCGCACGATGGCAGCCGAAGGGGGAGGGGGGTCTAAATCTCTGGCATTGGGGGGTGGAGACCGGCGTGGGCAGCTTTGCGCGCGCGTCCGCGAAATTAGGCAGGGGGGGTAGGGCAGGTGCGTGGGCGAAAACCGAAGCCAACAGCGATCAAGAAGTTGGCTGGGAACCCTGGCAAGCGCGCGTTGAATACCGCTGAGCCAAAGCCGAGAGTCGTGCTACCTCGGTCGCCTGCGCATTTAAGTGGCGACGAAAAAACAAAGTGGAAGAGCCTGGTTAGGGAACTGCACCCGCTCGGATTGGTGACAGTGATCGACAAGGATGCACTGGCGTTTTATTGCGTATTGTGGGTCCGGTGGGTGAAGGCGGAGAAGATGGTCCGGGAGAAGGGCGAGATTATCAAGACGGCGGCCGGAAACATCATTCAGAATCCATATTTATCCATTGCCAATCGAGCACTCGACCAGCTCAATAAGCTAGGAGCGGAGTTCGGGATGACGCCCAGCAGCCGGTCGCGGGTGAAGACTGACGCGCCAGATGTGGAGCAGGAACTCGAGCGGCTGTTGTTCGGACGGGAAGTGAAGGTGTCACATGGATGAGCTGTCTTATATTGCGGAGGGGCTTCGGAGTCTGGCGGTGCCGATTGACGAGTTGCACATGGATCCAGCGAATGCACGCACTAATCACGCGCTGGATCGGATTGCGGCCTCGCTCAAGGCTTATGGCCAGCGCAAACCAATCATTGCCAACCGCCTGCAGGACGGCAAGATCGAGGCGGGTAACGGGACCTGGCTGGCTGCCAAAAAACTCGGCTGGAGTCATCTTGCGGTCGTTTTCGTTGATGATGATCCGGTTACGGCAGCTGCCTATGGCATCGCGGACAATCGTCTAAGCGAGTTGAGCGCATGGGACCTGGATGCCCTCGGCGCACTCATCCCGACCGTGGATGACCTTTTCACCGGCTTTACGGATGGCGAGATCCGGGACCTGCTTGGCGAGCGGGGAAGCGGGCTGATGGTGGACCCGGGGCCACAGGACGAGAAACCCGACAAGCTCGCCGAGTTGCGCGAGAAGTGGCAGACCCAGCCAGGGCAACTCTGGCAATTAGGCTCTCACCTGCTTTGGTGCGGTGACAGCACTCAGCACCTGGAGGTAGCCCGTGCTTTGGGTGGCCAAGAAATGGCAGCTTTGACTATTACATCACCACCGTATTGGGTAGGGAAGGAATACGAGAGTCAGAAAAGCGTGGAGGAGATCGAGGCCTTTATTCAGGCCGCGGCGGTGACGATGCACGGCATGACCCGGCTCGATGAGAGTCGGATTGTGATCAACACCGGGACCGGCTTTACCACTTCCTTCGATAAGCGCAAGAAACGCCAGGTGCTTTTGTTGATCGACAAGTGGGCTAATGCGCTCTACCCGCTGGGTTGGAACTTGCGCCACATCCGGCATTGGCTGAAGGAGGGGCAACTTACAGCTACCTCACCGAAGACCGACTTGATCGACCAACACTCAGAATTCGTCGGAGCATTCGAACACGATACCGGCGCCGAGATGGATTTTACCGATGTGCTCAACGAACAGGATATCGGTCTGCTCGAGACCTATTACAACCGAACAGGCAAGAGCCGGGGCCAGGAGCGGACCAAGCAGAAGTGGGCATTGCGCTCGTACTGGGATGACATCAAAGGCACGGCCAGTGCCCACAGCCACGTGGCCGCCTTCCCGCTGGAGATCCCGGCGCGGCACATTCTGCTTTATACCCAGCCGGATGAGATTGTGTTCGAGCCGTTCTGTGGATCGGGGACCACGATCATTGCCTGCGAAATCTTGAACCGTGTTTGTCGAGCCGTTGAAATTGACCCTGGCTACGTTGCCGCAGCCCTGGAACGCTGGCACTTGATGACCGGGGAAATGCCGAGGACACTATGACCGATTTAGCTTATATCGCTGAGTCACTCCGACCGCTGGCGGTGCCGGTCGAGAGTCTGCACGAAGATCCGGCCAATGCCCGGGTGGGGCATGACGTGGCGCGGATTGCGGCCTCGCTCAAGGCTTATGGCCAGCGCAAACCGATCGTTGCCAATCGCCTTCAGAAGGGCAAGATCGAAGCTGGGAACGGGACCTACCGGGCCGCCAAGCAGCTGGGCTGGAGTCATCTGGCTGTGGTCTTTGTAGACGATGACCCGGCGACCGCTGCCGCGTTTGGGATTGCGGACAACCGGGTGGGTGAGTTCAGCCGATGGGATGAGGAGGTCTTGCGCGAGATCGCTGGCACGGTGGGGGACCTGTTCACCGGTTTCGAACCCGCTGAATTGGACGATCTGGTGGGCGTTTCCACGGCAACGGCGCCGAAGGTGGAAGACCCCGGAGCGGACCCCGACCGGGCCGATGAACTGCAAGTGAAATGGCAGGTGCAGCCCGGGCAGGTGTGGCTTTGCGGTCCGCACCGATTGATGTGCGGGGATGCCACGATCCGGGCTGATGTGAAGCGCCTGATGGGGGGTGTCCTTGCGCACTTGACCTGGACGGATCCCCCCTGGAACGTGAATTATGGCGGTGGGGTGGAAGCCGAAAACACCCAAGGATACAGAGTTCGCACGATAAATAACGATAATCTCGGCGAGAAATTCCCCGAATTCTGCCAAGCCTTTGTTCGCAATACATGGGAAAACTGTTTACCTGGTGCAATCTTGTATTTGGTCATGGGTGGACAGGAATGGCCAACCATCAATCGTATTCTGGCCGAGAAGGGCTTTCATTGGTCCAGCACCATTGTCTGGGTCAAGGATTCGCTGGTCTTAGCGCGCAAGGATTACCACACCCAATATGAACCCATGTGGTATGGCTGGCGCGGGGATGCGGCACGGCTGGCGGAGGTGGTGGACCGCAAACAATCGGATGTGTGGTTCATCGACCGGCCCAAGAGGAGCGAGGAACACCCGACCATGAAGCCGCTGGAACTGGTGGAGCGCTCGCTCAGGAATTCGAGCCAGCCTGGCGCCGTGGTACTGGACCCCTTCGCCGGGTCGGGTACGACCCTGATCGCCTGTGAACGATTGGGGAGAGTCTGCCGGACGATGGACAACGAACCGAAGTTCGTAGCGGTCTGCCTGGAGCGATGGGCCCAAGCGACCGGGCAAACACCCCAACTGGAAGGATAACATGCAAGGGCGAAAACCAAAACCAACCGCACTGAAAAAGCTGGAAGGAAACCCAGGGAAGCGGGCCTTGAATACCAAAGAGCCAAAGCCAAAACCAGCCATACCGCGTTGTCCGAGTCATCTCAATACTGTCGCACGGAGAGAGTGGAAGCGGGTCACCTTTAAGCTTTACGAGATGGGTGTGCTTACCCAGACTGACCGGGCTGCCCTGGCCAGCTATTGCGTAGCCTACGCCCATTGGGTTATGGCGGAGGAGAAGCTGAAAATCGAGGAAGCCGTTATCGAAACCGGCAAGGGAAACCTTGTCCAAAACCCCTGGATACAAATCTCGAAACGATCCATGGAGCAGGTGGTCAAATTTGCGGCTGAATTTGGGATGACACCCAGCAGCCGAGCCCGGTTGATCGTGGATACGCACGATGACGAGGACGAAATGGCAGGGTTGTTATTCGGTTCAGCGGTGAAGGTCAAATAGCGGTGGCATGGCTAAGACACGGAAGGAGGCTTTGCATCCCGCGGAGCAGTATGCGCGGGATGTCGTCGACGGCAAGCTCGTTGCCTGTAAGTGGGTGAGGCTGGCGTGTGAGCGCTATTTCCATGACCTGGAACACGGGCACGAGCGAGGGCTGTATTTTGACCGGGAGGCTGCCGAGCGGGTGTTGCATTTCATTGGCCTGCTGCGGCATTCGAAAGGGAAGTGGGGGAGAGGTGGTGGGGAACGGATTACCCTGGAAGGGTGGCAACAGTTCATCGTCTGGAACGTGTTCGGGTGGCTGCGAGCGTCGGACGGGATGCGCCGGTTCCGTACCTTGTACAAAGAGGTTGCTCGCAAAAACGGCAAATCCACCGTTGGGGCAGGGCTGGGCCTTTACTTGGCCTTTGCAGACGGGGAGCCGGGCGCCGAGGTGTACAGCGCGGCCACGAAACGGGACCAGGCCCGAATCGTCCATAAAGAGGCGATCCGGATGGTGCGGAAAAATCCGGGGCTGAAAAAATATATCAAGGTTTACAAAGACAATCTCAATCTGGAGCGGACGGCGTCCAAATACGAACCGCTGGGTGCGGACTCGGACAGCACGGACGGTCTCAACGTGCATGGAGTCATCGCGGACGAGCTGCACGCCTGGAAGACCCGTGAGATGTGGGATGTGCTCGAGACCGCGACCGGCTCACGTGAGCAGCCGCTACTGGTGGCCATCACGACGGCGGGGATCGACCGGATGAGTGTGTGCTATGAAAAGCATGAATACACCCGCAAGGTTTTAGAGGGCTGGAAGGACGGCAGCTTCGAAGATGACACCTGGTTCGGGATCGTCTATACCCTAGACGAGGGCGACGACTGGCGGGATGAGTCGGTTTGGGTCAAGGCCAACCCCAACCTGGGCGTTTCGAAATCGTGGGACGACATGCGGATGAAGGCCAAGCGGGCGGAACAGATGACCGCCTCGCTGAACAATTTCCTGCGGCGCGAATTGAACGTGTGGGTCCAGGGCGAGATCAAGTGGGCCAATATGGACGCCTGGCGTAAGTGCGGCGGGCCGGTGCCTGCCCTGGAATTGCCGGGGCGGTTGAAGGGGAGAATCTGTTATGGCGGGTTGGACCTGGGGAGCACGTCGGATATTACGGCGGATGTTAATGTATTTCCATCTGAAGACGGATTTTTCGATGCGGTGTGCCGATTCTGGATCCCGGAGGATCACGTGTTGATTCGCACCCGGGATGCGGGCGTGCATTACGATCAATGGGTGCGGGAGGGCTACATCGAGGCCACGCCAGGAAATGTGATCGATTATGAATGGATCTTCGAGCGGATGGAGCAGGATGCAGATGATTATGACATCGACCAAACGGCGTTCGATCGGTGGGGGGCGGCGAGAGTCGTGCAGGTGCTGGAGGCCAAAGGTATGACGATGGTGCAGTTTGGGCAGGGGTTTGCATCGATGAATCCACCGATGAAAGAATTGGAACGGCTGATCCTGGCCGGGAAGATCAGGCACGGCAACAACCCGGTGCTGACCTGGATGATGGATAACGTGGTGGCCAGGATGGACCCGGCCGGGAACATCAAGCCGGATAAGGCCAAGAGTCGGGAGAAGATCGACGGGGTGGTGGCGCTGATCATGGCGCTGGATCTGGCGCTCAGGCACCCGGAGACGAGGAGCGTGTACGAGACGAGGGGGATTCGGACGGTCGGGTGAATCTAGAGGAATTTTAGAACAAACCTAGAAAAAAAGATTAGAGTTTGTACAAATTGCCTAAGCCCTCTTGACAGATTGTACAAACTGACTATAATAAGAGCATAACAACAAACAACTGCACTCGGTCGTCCGGGAGACCCGGCGAGAGACCAGAGACAGCAAAGAGATAACCCAGGAGGACGGCAGGACTGCCGCCTGACCCTGGCAAAGGGGCTGACCGACACTCAAAAAATCCCCCGCCGCAGGAACGGCAGGGGAAGTGTCCCGAACAAGGACACTCCGAATTATACCCGAACAAGGAGTTACGATGATTACAGTAAGCAAAAATAACAGCAATTGGCAACTCTACTGGGGGGCGATGCCACTCCCCGCCGGGGCCGAGGCCCTGGGAACGGTCAATAACAAAAACGGCACGGGCGCTCTGATCCGCCTGGCAAGCGGGCAATACGTCCAAGGCAATTCGGGCGGCATCCGGTCGCTCCCGCAGCGGGAGATCGCCGAAGCGCTGGCAAAATAACAGACAATGGCGGGGGCCGGGAAACCGGCCCCCCGAAACCGAATGGATGACGAAATCGAGTATGAGCTCCCCGAATGGGGCGCAAACCTGCACAACTGGCCGACGAAACGGCTAGAAAGCCTGCTGACGAGATATGAGCGGCAACTGACACATAAGCTGGCCGTGGCCGATAAACATGCCACTGGCACATCCTACCACACGAGGGCAGACAATGAGGCAGGGATGTACCGGGAGCGGATCACCAAGATACGCTCCATCCTGGATAATCGATAATCGAGAGCGCCGCCGGTCGCCTTGTAACCGGCGGAAGGATAATCTACCAATGACTACCAAACGAGATCGAGCAATGATGCAGTACAACGGTTTTACCGGCCTGGCGACGGTGGGCCACGTGGAGCGCAATATCGAGCAAGCCTGGCCGAACGCATGGGATAACCTGACGGGGGCACAGTACGGCAAGGTGATGAGCGTGGCCAATACCAGCTATCACGACGGGCGGGCATCGGCGGGAGCGGAGGTCGAGAGCGGCTGCCTGGTAATGGACGGCTGCCCGCTGATCCCGTTGCCCCTGCTGCACAAGATCCGCACTGTCGAGCGGACGGAGCATACCTACCGATTGGCCAAGGGGATCGTGGCCTGCCTGCCATCCGGCAGATACGACGAGGATGGGACGCCTAACCCGGACGGCGAGTATTGGCGGGAGGACTGGCACATCACCGAGTATTACATCGGCGAGCAGTTGATCTACTCTGAGCAATGCTGATCAATGGGTGAGACGGGAGACCGTCTCACCCGGAGGAAAATATAATGGAGACACAGTTGGATTATTATCAGGACATAGTGACGGAGTTTTTGCGGGCGTATGTCGAGGATCGGGTCAATGAGGCGCAGTACCTGGGGGTGCGGGTGAGCGGCCAGCCTGAGACCGATGAGCAGCTGCTCAATACGGTGCAGGGTCAACAGGCGATGACGATTGCCCGGGCCGCAGGCGGCGAGGTGGATGGTATGCGACGGGACGAGGTCACGGACTGCTGCACCGGTCTCTTACAGCGGTTATTTGCAGTGCCGGGGGAGGCGGAGTATGACATCCCCCGGGCGTTTTGGATGGGCGATTTTGGCAACATGGTCTTGCTGGGGATGGTGTGGGGGATGGGGGATGAGTTGCTCACGGTCAGCCAGGCGGTCGAGATGACCGGCAAGCCGCATGATTATTTCACCCACGCCGTCCAGCGCGGACGGCTGATCAGCTACCCGGATAAGAGCGAGCCTAACCCCAAGCACCAGACCCGACTTTTACGGTCGGAGATCGAGGCCCTGCGATGAGCAGGGCTTTTTTTATTTAAGCAAATATGCTATAATCGGAGAAACTGATGCGCTCCTGGTGTTAGACCGGGAGAATTTGTCGGAGACGAGCGCCCGATTCTCATTATGAGAATCGGGCGCTTTTTGTTTTCCAGGAGCAGGTATGACAGGTAGCAATAACGAGGTCATCAAAAAATTGCAAGGCGTTATTGAAAGAGGCGGCAACCTGGACGTGAATACCCGGGATGTGCTTCTTTTTACGGCCATCGTGGATATCTACGAGCAGTTAGAGACGCTGCAACCGGCACTGGTTTTTTATAAGGTCGGGATATATTTTGCCAGCGCGATTGGGCTGGCGGTGATAGGTTTCATCGGGGCTTTATTGACCGGTAAGGTCGAGCTGGTGTTCAAATGAGCAGGCCTGTTTCAGTTTCGACAAATTATGACCGCAATGACGGCATGTACTACCTGGGCCTGCTCCTGCTGGGGATCGGCCTGGGTTTTGGTTATTCCTGGCAGACGGCGTTGATCGTGGTGGGGGCGATCCTGGCCGCGGTCAGCCTGGTCAACAGTTATGTGCTGGTGTGGATGAGCAGGCCATAATGCTACTCAAACCCTCGCAAGTCTTCTCTGCGCGTGCGGAAGTCCAGCCGCCCACCCGGCCAGTGGAGCGGAATGCGGCTGTGCATCTGCGCGGGGTGCGTGAGAAGAGCCAGAGTGAAGAGATCATCACACCGGAGACCTCGCTGACAGTCCCGGCTGTGCTGGCTGCGTTCACCATTCTTTGCGAGGATATCGCCAGCCTGCCGCTGGTACTCTATGAGCGGGGCAGGGATGAGGAGCGGACCCGGGCGGTCAAAAGCCCTTATTACAGCTTGATGCATGATGAGCCCAATCCCGAACATACCAGCTTGCAGTTCCGGGAGATCAAGATCGGGCACATGCTGGCGTGGGGTAATTTCTTTTCCCAGATCATCACAGATTCGAAGGGTAACGTGGCCGAATTGTGGCCGCTGCGTCCGGATCGAATGACGGTCAAACGGGTGGAAGGCGAAAAGGTTTATCTATACCAATCGTCTGATGGCCCGCGTGTTTTCTTGCGGGATGAGATCCTGCACGTCCCGGCGTTTGGATTCGATGGGCTGGTGGGTTATTCACGGATTGCGCTGGCGAAAAATTCGATTGGGCTGGCCATGGCGACAGAGAAATTCGGGTCGAAGTTTTTCGCCAATGATGCCCGGCCAGGCATTGTCCTGAAACATCCGGAGACGCTTTCGGATACTGCCTATAAACGTTTAGGCGAATCCTGGGACGAAGTCTATAAAGGTGCCGAAAAATCTCACAAGAAAGCCATCCTAGAGGAAGGGCTAGATATTCTGGAAATCGGCATCCCGCCCGAGGATGCCCAGTACATCGAAACTCAACGCTGGACGGTGGCGCAGATCGCTCGGGTGTTCCGGGTGCCACCGCACATGATCGGCGACGTGGATCGTTCGACGAGCTGGGGGAGTGGGATTGATAGCCAGGAGCAAGGCTACGCTAACCATACCCTGCGGCCGTGGACGATCCGAACCGAGCAGAGTCTGGCCCAGCAATTGCTGCTGCCTTCCGAGCGCAAGATCTATTACTGGGAGCATTTATTCGACGCCCTGGTGCGAGGTGATATCGCCACCCGCTATGAGGCCTACGTAAAGGCCATTACTAATGGTTTTATGTCACCGAATGAGGTGCGGCGCAAGGAAAATATGAGTCCCTATGATGGCGGGGACGTGTACGTGCTGCCGCTGAATACGGGACCGGCGAACCAGGAGACTTCCACCCAGGCACGCTCCCGACCATTGTTCACGGATGCGGCCCAGCGGGCATTCAGGCGAGAGTATTCCGAACTGAGGGACGCCGGTCAACGCTGGCTGGCAAAGGGCAAACCGGAAAAGTATACCGCCTGGGTCGAGCAGTTTTATAAGCGGGATTTCTCAGCATTTGCGCTGAGCGTATTCCAACCGTTGATTGATGCCGGATTGACGACCGCGGAGCGTGTGCGGCTTGCGTTTGCGCAATACTGCGAGGCCCGCGGGGAACTGGCGCTGGACGGCCCTGATTTACCTGAATTCACACCCGGCCAATTCGTGGACGGGCTGTTGGAGGTGCAATTATGACGTTTCGATGCTTCGAGGGAAAAGCCAAACCTGGCGAGCCGTTCTGGACTTTTCGGGATGCGGCTGAGACCGGTGGTGATCCGGAGTTGGAATTCTATGGCGTGATCTCGGAATGGTCCTGGCTGGACGATGAGGTGACACCGAAGAAATTCAAGGATCAACTCTACAAAACCGGAAAGGGCGGGCCGATCACAGTACGGATGGATTCGCCGGGCGGCGATCCGGTTGCAGCCTCGACGATCAGCTCTATTATTTCATCCTATCCGGGTAAAGTGACCATGCAGATCGATGGGGAGGCTGCGAGTGCGGCAGTGCTGGTCGCCCTGGCAGCCAGTCATATCCGCATCCAGGATACAGCCTACATGATGATCCATGACCCGGCTGTGATTGTTTGGATGGCGGCTCTGAACATCGAGACACTGGGCAGGCTGCGAGATGCTCTCAAATCGATCAAACAGGGTTTGATGTCGTCTTATGCCGCCCGGACCGGATTGTCGGTCGAGCGATTGTCCAGAATGATGACCAACACGACCTGGATGAGCGCTCAGGAGGCGGTCGAATTCGGATTTGCAGACGAGGTGGTCAAGGGCGGACAGGAACGCCCGGCCAGGCAATTCGAGAATATCTTGCGCAATTATGCGAATGTCCCTGCGGCATTGTTGAATGCTGCCGTGGACGACTTATCTGTCGAAAACGACGAGGAAGGCACAACCCAACCCGTCGAAATCGAGGCAGAAGCACCAGAAACGGAACCCCAGGCCGTGCCGGATGGCCCGGAAAGGGAGCAGACGGAGTCTGTGGCGGCGCAGGTGCGCCCGACAGCCCCGTATGCAGACCGACTGGCGCTGGCTGCCAATCGTATCCAAAGCACTCAAGGAGTAACCATGTACGTGCGTGACTTAATCAACAAGCGTGCAACCCTGCTGGACGAAGCGCAGGCACTGGTCAACCAGGCCGACGCCGAAGGGCGTGACCTGAACGACGCCGAGCGCACCCGCTTTACCGCCCTGATGGGTGACGAGACCCAACCTGGCGAAGTAGGCGAACTCGACCAGCAAATCGAGCGCATCCAGACCGAACGGGAGCGCCTGCGCGCCGCGGCCGGGAAGACTTTCAACGCAGGCAATCCGACCCAGAAACCCGACTCCGATGCCAAGACGGTGTTGAAGCGGGCTGAGTTTGAAGCCTTATCCGCCGGTGAGCAGGCAGCTTTCGTCAAAGCTGGCGGCAAGATCGAAGATTAAGAGGTGACCCATGTCTAACACCCTTACCAATCTCATTCCCGACATTTACGCGGCCCTGGACGTGGTCTCGCGTGAACTGGTCGGGTTCATTCCTACGGTTGGCCGCGACCCGAGCGCCGACCGTGTGGCTCTCAACTCGACGGTGCGCATTCCTCAGGCCCCGGCCAATGCGGCTGCGGGCAATATCACCCCGGCGATGTCTTTCCCTTCCGCGTCTGACCAGAACTTCGGCAACAAAACCTTCACGATCAGCAAAAGCCGTTTTGCCCCGTTCTCCTGGACCGGCGCTGAGCAGAAGTCTGTCAACCAGGGGCCGGGCTTCCTGACCCTGAAACAGGACCAGATCGCCCAGGCGATCCGGACCCTGATTAACGAGATGGAGTCGGATATCGCGGCGGCTGCCTATGTGGGTGCGAGCCGGGCCTACGGCACGGCGGGCACGACCCCGTTTGCGTCCACGCTGGCTGACCCTGCCAATGTCAAAAAGATCCTCGATGACAACGGCGCGCCGCAGTCGGACCGGCATCTGACGATCAACACCACGGCAGGAGCGGCCCTGCGCACGCTGGCCCAGTTGACCAAAGCAAATGAGGCGAACGATGACAGTTTGCTGCGCCGGGGGACGCTGCTGGACATCCACAATTTCGGCATCCGGGAATCGGCCCAGGTGAAAGCCCACACCAAGGGCACCGGGGCGGGTTACCTGGTCGATCTTCTGGCCGGGTACGCGGTGGGCGATGTCACCATCCACGTGGACACTGGGACCGGCACGATCCTGGCGGGCGACGTGGTCACCTTCGCGGGTGACACCAACAAGTACGTGGTGGCGACCGGTTTCGCTGGTGACGGCGACGGCGACATCGTGCTGGCTGCGCCCGGGCTGCGCCAGACCCTGGCGGATGGGGTGGCGATGACGATCGGCAACAATTACAACGCCAACCTGGGTTATACCCGCAACAGTATCCTGCTGGGCACCCGCCTGCCAGATCTGCCCGAGGAAGAGGACATGGCGAGCGACCGCATGACCATTATCGACCCGGTGACGGGGATCGCCTTCGAATTCGCCATTTATCCGGGCTACCGGATGAACGTGTACCACGTCTCGATCAACTGGGGCGTTGCGGTGATCAAGCCGGAGCATATCGCGCTCCTGCTCGGATAGGAGGTTTCTGATGTCTGAACTTGTGCGCATGACCCGTCAGTTCGAGTCCATGAACGTCCTGCCTGAAAAGGTGGCCGCGTTCCTGGCCGAGGGCTGGACCGAGGTCGAGCGGGTGCCCATGACCGGGGATATCCCCAAGGCCAAGGCGCCCACCAAGCCGAGAGGCAAATCCACCGGCAAGGCTGAAGACGTCGAGCCGGTTGAACCCGAGCCGGAAGGCGAGGTCGAAGACGAGTAGTGGATTCTGGGCGTTTTTCCCGCGCCCGATTCCGGCCTGCCCGTTGCCCCTTTCCCAGCGGGCAGGCCTTTCCAGGATGTTGACCGATGACCCTGCGTTTGATCACTGCCCCGACTGCCGAACCCGTTTCCGTGGCAACGGCCAAGGCGTTTCTGCGCGTGGACGGGACGGATGACGATGCTATGATCACCTCCTTGATCGCCGCGGCGCGAGAGAAGGGCGAATCACTGGCGCGGCGGGCGTTCATTACCCAGACGCTGGAGCAGATCTTTGATGACTGGCCGGATGACCGTCTCCTGACCGTATGGCGGCCTCGGCTGCAAAGCGTGTCCTGGGTCAAGTACCTGGATTCGAACGGCGTGGAACATACCTGGACCGATTACACCGTGGACACGCGGAGCGAACCAGGCCGGATCATTTTCCATAGTCTGCCCGGAGACGCCTTGCTGGAGTCTGGGGCGATCACGGTGCGTTTCGTGGCCGGGTACGGCGATGAGGCAACGGACATGCCGGAGCGGATCAAGCAGGCGATCCTGCAACTGGTGGCGCACTGGTACGAGTTTCGAGAGTCGAGCGATGTGCCAACCCCGATCAAGGCGTTGTTCATCGACGAACGGGTGGTGTGGTTCTGATGGCTGATTACACGGTTGATATTTCAGCAATGCGGACGAGGGTCACTTTCCAGGAGCCGACGATCGTGATGGATGCGGGGGGGGCGCAGACAACGACATGGGCGAATGTGGCCACTACCCCGACAGTGTGGTCGAAATGGGTTTATGACCACGGGCAGGAACTGGTCCAGGCTGGAGCGGCTACGTCGGTGCTCCGGGCGACGGTGACGGTGCGTTATCGCAGTGACATCCTGAGCACCTGGCGGATACTCAAAGGTGGCGTTGCGTGGCAGATTATCTCCCCGCCTGAGAACGTCCAGGATGAGAACCGCTGGACAGTGTTCCGGGTGGAGCAGGTGAAAGGGACGGTTTAGCCATGAAATCGGCCTTCGAGATTACCGGACTGGAAGAATATCTGGACGCCCTGCAAAGAGCCGGAGAGGATATCAACAAAATATCCCGTGAGGCGCTGGCAGAGGCCAGCGAGATCCTGGTGGCAGAGATGAAGGCCAGGGTGCCCATCGACACCGGGAACCTGCTCGAGCATATCAAAATTAAGGTGCCGAGCGGTGAAGGTAACTATAACTACCGGGAAATCGGGATCATTTATGACCCGGCTTTCACGGACCGGGAAACCTCCATCCAGGCACGAGCGGTCGAGTTCGGCTCTGTCCATGCGGCAGCCCAACCCTTTATCCGACCGGCGATCCGCGCAAAGCGGGCGGCCATCATAAAACTCATCCGTGAGCATTTGCGCCGCGCGGGATTGGTGGATTGATGACGACCATCTTCGAGCGGGTGAGCAATGCGCTGGGGACGATCCTCCCGGCGGTGCCATTTTCGCTGGACCCTTACCTCAGCAGTGATGGCAACCTGCCGGATACGTTCCTGGTTTATCTGCTGGTGGATGGGTCGCCCGAACAGCACGCCGATGATGCTGAGCAGGAGCGGGGCTACCTGGTACAGGTTTCGATTTACAGCCGGAGCGGCCTGGCTGCCCTGCCCGATGTGGACGGGGTGATGACCGCGGCCGGTTTCCAGATTGGCTCCGAACACCAATTGCCGAAAGACCAGGAAACAGGTCATTTTGGACTGGCCAAGGAATACGTTTATCTCGATCAAAGGAGTAGTTTATGACTGCACAAGGTGAGTACAAAAGCAATGTGGGCCTGCGCGATGTGTATTACGCGCTGGTGACCCAGGATGACGCCGACGCGTACGCGGCAGCTACGCCGGCCGTGCTGGCGCCGGTGATGGCGGCCAGCGTTGCGCCAGCCTCCAATTCGAAGACCCAGTATGCCAATGACCAGGCCTTCGATACGATGAGCAGCGAGGGCGAGACCAAAATCGACTTCGAATTGACCCAAATCCCGCTGGAAATCAGGGCGATCCTCCTGGGCAAGGTGTACGACTCGGCCACGGGACGGTTGTTCGACAACGGCGGCACGCCGCCGGATGTTGCCATCTCCTTCCGGTCGCTCAAAAGCAACGGGTCGTATCACTATCTCCAATATCTCAAGGGCAAGTTCCAGCCGCCTTCGAAAGAATTGGCGACCAAAACAGACACGCCGGACCCCAAAGGGACCAAGATCACGTTTACGGCGGTCAAGACGGTATACCAATTCGTGCAGAGCGGCAGCGTGACGGACGGCTCGAAGGGCGTCGAAGGCGACGAAGATATCAGTAACTTCAGCGGGGCGACCTGGTTCGATGCGGTGCAAGTACCGGTAGTAGGCTCGCCTGCTGCGTTGACCTGTACGCCGTCGCCGGTGGATGGGGCGACCGGTGTGGCGGTTGGCGGCAATATCACGCTGACCTTCTCGAACCCGCTGGCCGGTAACGCCGAAAAGGGCATCCTGCTGGTCAACCAGGACACGCAGGCGCCGGTGGCTGTGGCGCGCACGTTGAACGCAGCCCGCACGGTGGTGACGCTCAACCCGACCGCCGACCTGGATGCACTGACCGATTACCTGGTCGTGGTCCATGATGTGACGGATATTTACGGCCAGGCACTGGCCAACGCGGTCTACAATTTCACCACGGCATAGACTGACCCCCACCCTACCTCCCCCAAATACCGGAAAGTCTCCGGGATTTGGGGGAGGGGAATCGAAGGAAGGAAATCATGCAAGCCCCCATAGAAGTTATTTTTTATGACGAGGACGACCAGGAAGTTGATCGGTTTACCCGGAACAGGATCCCGTCATACCTGCTGGATATGGCAATTGATCTGAGCAAGAGTCTGAACCAGACGGCCATGACCAGCGGAGAACAATCCGGCGCGGAGGTCACAGCGCCGCTGTTCGATTTCATCGTCGAGTTATTCGGCCAAAAATTCACCCGCGAGGAACTCAAGCGCCAAACCGACCTGAGCGAGTGTTTCTCGGTGTTCCATGCGGTCCTGGCGCGGGCCAACAATCTGGCGGCAGGGTTTGCGAAAGGAAACCCTACTCGCCCATCCCCGAAGAGAAAATAGACGGGGATGGTCTCTGGTTTTTGGACCTGAAGTGTATGCTGGTCGAGATATTCCACTGGTCGCTCGACCAAATCGATCACACCGATATCGAGAGTCTGATCCCGTTCGTGTTCCGTTACCCGCGCTGGAAAATCGAACGTGCCGGAAACGGGACGGGTAAAACCGCTTATGCCGATCAAATTAGCTGGATGTAAACCCAATGACTAATTCCCTGGGCGCCAAGCCTGTCATCGATACCAATGATTTCCGATCTGGCATCAAACAGATGAACAGCGAATTGCGCGTCCTGGAAAGCGGATTCAAGGCCTCCGCGTCTGCGCTGGGGGATTGGACGAAAGATGCAACCGGGCTGGAAACAAGAATTACCAGTTTGAGCAGCCAACTCGATATCCAACGCCAGAAGGTAGCGGCAACCCGGGCCGAATGGGAGCGGGTGAAGGCCGAAAAAGGTGAAAACAGTCTGGCCGCCAACAAGCTGGAAACCGACCTGAACAAGGAAACCGAAAAACTCAACACCATGCAAAACGAGTTGAGCGGGACCGAGGCGGCCCTGGCCGAGATGCGGAGCGAGACCGACCAGGCCGGGGATGCCGCCGAGGAAACGGGTGAGCAGGTGGAGGAGAGCGGTTCGAAGTTCGAGCGGTTCCAGTCCATCCTGGGCGGGGTGGGGACGGTGGTCAAAGGGGCCGTGACGGGGCTGCTAGCTGTAGGCGCGGCGGCGGTGGCGACCATTGCGATGATCGCAGGGCTCACCTTCAGTTCCGCGGCCGCAGCTGATGAATTCGTCGAGCTATCGGCCAAGACGGGGATCAGTGTCGAGCGGTTACAGGAACTAAATTACATCGGCCCGCAGGTGGGCACGTCGCTGGAAACGATCACTGGGGCAAATGCGCGGTTGATCCGCTCGATGGACGATGCAAAAAATGCCGAATCGGAGCAGGCGAAAGCGTTCCAGTCCCTGGGCGTGGACGTGCTGGATGCGAGCGGCAACCTGCGCGACTCGCAGGCCGTTTTTGCGGACACCATCGACGCCCTGGGCCAGATCGAAAACCCGACTGAGCGGGATGCGCTGGCCATGCAGCTTTTCGGCAAGAGCGCCCAGGAGCTCAACCCGCTGATCAAGGCTGGGTCGGAGGAGCTGGCCCGGCTGAGCGACGAGGCGCATAAAAACGGGGCGGTCGTTTCCACGGAAACGGTCAATGCCCTGGGTGCGTTGCAAGACCAACTGGACGGGCTGAAGGGCGGCTTGCAGGGGGTAGGGATGACGCTGGCCGGGGCATTCGCCCCATTCTTCAGTGGGGTGCTCGGCCAGGCGCAGGGCTATCTGCAGGAGCTGGTCGGGATCATTTCCGGTTCGGGTGGGGATTTCGGCAAGATGGCGGAGGGGCTGGCGGGACTGTTTACGCAGATCGCCGGGGATATCGCCACCCAAGCGCCGCAGATGCTCAAGGCCGGGCTATCGGTCATCCAATCGCTGCTGACGGCGATTACCGGAGCCCTGCCGCAAATGCTCAAGGCGGGGATCGAGATCATCCGCAGCCTGATCGGGTTCATCGTTCAAAATCTTCCGATGCTGATCGGGGCGGCGGTGGAGATCCTGCTCACGCTGGTGACGGCATTGATCGAGAACCTGCCGATGCTGATCGAAGCGGGATTGCAGGCCATCATAACCCTGGCGATGGGATTAGCGGAAGCGCTGCCAGTATTGATCCCGGCGGTGGTGCAGGCCCTTATCACTATCGTGGAAACCTTGATCGAGAATATCCCTTTGTTGATCGAGGCGGCCCTGGCCCTGATCCTGGGCCTGGCCGAGGGACTGATCGCGGCCATTCCGATTTTAATCCCGGCCATCCCAACCATCATGAAGGCGATCTTCGATGCGCTGATCAAGGCGCTGCCGATGATCGGTAAAGCGGCGCTGGAACTGGTCCTGGCGCTGATCAAGGGCCTGGTGGACAACCTGCCGATGATCGGCAAGGCGGCAGGGGACCTGGTGATCGTGTTGGTCGAGGGGCTGCTGGGTGTTCTGGACACCTTGGTCAAGGCTGGTGGTGAGCTGGTGCTGGGGATCATCGACGGGATTAAGGACAGCTGGCCGGACCTGGTGGATGCCGGGGGCGAGATGCTGGATAATATCTGGAAGGGCTTCGAAAGCGGGTGGGACAGTTTCATCAAATTGATCGTTGGATTTTTTACCAACCTGGTGGATACGATCAAAAGCATCCTGGCCAGCCTGTTCGATCTTTTCGGCGGGGATGGGGAGGCGCAGGCAGGCACGGTCTTCTCACCGCTGTTTGCCAACATCCAGCGGATGCGGGGGGAACTGGCGCGGCTGGCCAATGCTTCGATGGCGTTCTCACTGGCGGGCGCCGGGGCTTTTGCGGGGGCGAGCATCAGCCAGCAGACGGAGTCATTTACGTTTTATTCGCCGGTGATTATCCAGGGCGATACCCGTTCGGGCAGCCTGGGCGCACGGCTGAAGGCAAGGCGGTATTAAATGCTGATCCAGGCCAAGAGCTTCAACTCTCACACGTTATGGGACAGCGATTACCAGGCAACGGTGCTCAATGCCGGGGCGCTGCCCATGGCCAAGCCGATTTTCATCGAGGAGTCATTGAGCGATGCGGATTATTCGGGGATGTTCACCCGTGACCTCCGCAATGTGGCGTTGAGCGTGAAGATCCTGGATTATGGCAACCGGGAGGCCTTGCAGGCGCAGCTCAAGGCCTGGTTCAAGCCGGGGACCCGGGCTGACCTGGTGGTGACCTTTGCCGTGGATGGGCTGGATTACAGCCTGCCGTGTGTGGCACAAATGGCGCCGGTGCATGAGGGAGACCAGCGCTACACGATCCTGCTGCAAAGCGAGGCGACGGCCTGGCGGGCGGTGGATCCGGACACGGACACGTGGTCGCTGAGCGGGGCAGGCGGGACGCACGTGATCACGGTGGAGGGCGATGATGAGACCCGCTTGAGCGTGACGTTGACGCCGACCGTGGAGACCCCGGCAGGTTGGAAGAAACAGCAGCTCTACCGGCTGGTGCCGCCAAACGGGATCAACTGGGGGCTGCGGCCGTGGTGCATCCAACTGGACACGGCGGCGCTGGTTACGGCCGGGAAAATGCAGGCGGACTGTGATGACCTGCGGATCTGGCTGGGCGAGAGCGAAACCCGGCGATGGATCGACGGTCCGAATACGACCACGACCAAGGTTTGGTTCAATCTCAACCTGCGACGGGGGGCGACCCTGACTTTGCGGACGGCTGTGGCAGCTACAGGGGACATCAGCTATCTTTACTTCACCAAAAATGCCACGATGCAGGCCCGGATCCGGGCGATGCCCAGCCAGGGGGTGGTCTATCACGGCACGGAATGGTTCTATTACAGCGCCAAACAGCCGGTTGCCTGCCGGCTGGTCATCGAAGAGCGAGGACTCTACGACACTACGCTCCAGGCTCACGCGGTGGGCGATTCATTCAGCTTCCTGCCGGCAGCGGTGCGGGTGGTGTATGGCAACCCGACTGCGACCGACCCGGCGCTGGACGACGAGAATTACGACGATACCAAGCCATTATTCAGCCTAAGCCAGTCAGACAATACCCAGTGGACCTGGACGGCAAGCGATAAATTCTACGACCCGGACCACCCGAACAGGCCGGGGGGCTGGACTCAATCGCTGCAACGGATCGGGACGGAGAGCAAGCTCTACTGGGTCAAACAGGATGCCGAGAGCGGGAATGCGGCGATGGGGATGATGCTGGCAGCCTGGCAGCAGGGGAGTGTCTGGAAAGCTGAACGAGCCACTGCGGCCTGGTCATTCTACAGCCCGGGGGGGATGCAGGAGATTACCGTGACCGGCCAGAAATATCGCAACACGGTCAAATGGCCGAACCAGTTCGCCGCCATCCGGCGCAGCCCAGACGGTACAACCTGGTTCACAGTGTTCAATGAGGCGACCCCCGCCAGCGTTAGTACCTGGTCGAACCTGACGAATAACGGTGTGGCCAAAGCCATCGATTCGGCAAGCAAGTATGTGCAGGCGATCTTTTCAAAAGTTTTAGCGGCACAGGCTAATGCGTATGCCATGTTCGAGATCCAGACCTGCACCGTGGAGTTTACGACTGCCAATATTCCCAGTGGGACGTTGCTGGGGGAACAACTCAACTATCCGCTGGACATTACCCTGCAAAACAATGCGACCGGCGAGGCGATTGACCTGAAATACCCGATGCGGATGAACCGGCCGCTGGCGCTGGACGGCGAGGCCAATACCATCACGTACCAAAGGGCCAATGCCCACAATGCCATCAGCCTGGACGACGAGGGGCGGGCGATCTGGATCAGGCTTGTGAAGGGTGATAACGAGCTAGAGGTGATCGGGGACGATGTTGGAACGCTGGAACTGGTGTTGAGCTGGTACCGGAGGCGGTTGTGAGCAGGATTGTCATCTTCGATGCTTCGAACCGCAGCGCCGGGGAGTTCGCCGGGCGGATCAGCCGCGGGTGGGCGATTACGGGTAACCCGAACGTGCGAGGGGGAGGGGAGACAGGAGTCGTGATCAGCGCAGCGATCGCTGCGAAGCCATGGATCCAGTTCGGGCGAATGGTGATGGTGCAGCAGGACAAATTGCCAGCCTGGGCAGGAATGATAGACCCGGAATGGGACTGCCAGGCGCCGGTTGAGATGTCGGTCTACAATATCGAGTATTTACTCTCGCTGCGTACTCCCGACGAAGTGGTCAAATTTACGGGCAATACGGCGGCGATTGTGGGGAAAATAATCGAGTTGATCAATTCCCAGGAGGAACTCTATCTGCGGTTGGGGCGGACGGATCGGGACCACTCCCGCGAAGAGACTCTGGACCGGCGCCCATTCTGGGAGCAGCTCAAAGCCCTGATCGAGCGGGCCGGGATGGAAATGGTCCTGCGCCCGGAGGTGGAAAACAGCCGTCTGATCATCTACATGGATATCCAAACCCGGCTGGGGAAAAATACCAATTACGAGTACAAGGACGGTGAAAACGGCAATATGACCGTGACCGGCGCCAGGGTGATCAAACCGGCATGGAACCGGGTGATCGCCATTAATGACGCAGCCAGCGAGGAGAGCCGATTACAAACCAAACCGTTTGTGGACGCTGAATCGGTGCGTAAATACCGGCTGCGGAGCCGGGTGGTGCAGTTCCGGGGTGTGACAGAACTCTCGACACTGGAACAACATGCACAAACCTACCTCGATGAAAACAGCAGGCCGTGGCTGGTGTTGAATGTAGCCATCAAAGATAAGGGCAATGCGTTTATAAACGCCCGGCTTGGCAATGAGGCCATCTTTCACGCGGCGAATATCCGTCTACCGGGAAACATACACGGCTGGCGAGGAAGCGCCAGAATTTTGGCTATGGCTTACGATGAACCAACTCATACCCTAGGATTGACAGTGGCAGGCAGATATGACCAATAATTATGTCGATGATTTTTTAGCTAAAGCTGAACCGGATGATCTACGCAACGTGATCACCGAATTGCAAGCGGAAATGCGAGAAATGCAGCAGGCCATCCAGCGGTTGCAGCGGCTGGATGAACTGTCAGCGGAGATCGGCGCGGCAAGCGCGGACAGCATCGAGTATCCACCCTTCATCGCAGACGAGGACGGGATCCTATTCCCGCAATCGGGGGACGGAATCCAATGTACAGAATCTGTACGCATGTCCAGCGAGGACGGGGGGACGAATATCCCGGTAGCCAAGATCGAGGTTTTCCATTTGCCAACAGCTACCCGGATCGAGACCAATGGAGATTTCGAAACAGGAGACCTGAGCGGCTGGACTGCATCTGGGACAACGATGCCGGTGGTATCGAACGATGCGCACGGCGGGGGCTATGCGGCGTACCTGGTAGGCGGAACATCGAAGGGGACGATCAGCCAACGGATCACATTAAGTGCTTCTGACCGGGCGATATTTGTGAGATTCCGCCGGAAGTGCAGTGGAGCAATCACCGGGAAGCTCTCCTATTATGATAGTTCTGACGTGTTGTTGTTTTATGAAATATTCTATTTTTCGGAGACTGAATCGAAATCAGATCAATATGCGCTTTGCACAGTAGGAATCCGACCAACGCCATCGAGTGGGACAATTGCGAAAGTTGATTTGACAATTGCCATTGATAGTCTCTATGACACAGACCATGCATTAATTGATGACGTGGAGATTTACGAGGGAAACAGTGCAACCACCCAGTATTCCCGGTTATTAATGTTCCCTGGCGGGCCGGTATTTTATGCCGGGTCATTCCAGGTTAAAGATGGTGCTCAGCAACTGATCAATTTACAAAAGGAGTATCTGGAGTTCTATAAATGGGCAAGGTTTTATGCGGATGTGGAGATGGGGGGAGACGTAAGCGTAGCGGGAATATTGACCCCGACCACTCTCACGATCCCCACGGGACAGCCCTTCGGGACACTGGCCGGGAACGGGAATAGACTGACCGTGGCGGCTGGCGGCACGAGTTACGCAGGCTTCGGATTCACGGGTCTTGATGCTAATTCCATCAACGTGAGGATCAAGCCGGCTGTAGATTGCCGTCTGATCAATTTCTACATCGAGACGCGCTCGGCCCAACCTGCAACCGGGTCACTGGTTATTGATCTAATCGTCTCCGGTGTGGCGCAACACAATATTACGATCCCGGCAGGTTCGGCGGCCGGAATTTTTTCGGACATAGTGACTGCGATCAATGTATCCGCAATTAATAATCTTAATATTCGTTGCGTCAACAATGCGAGCGGAGTTAGTGCCCAGATTGCAGGATTTTCGATTGGACAGTATTCGCAATAACCCCTGTCCCATATGAGGAGGATGAAAATGGGTGATTTTTCCCCAGGAATGAAAGCCGGGTATTATCAGCAGGTCAATCTAAATACCTGGCTACATGAGATCAGCCGACCAGTGGTGAGACTTGCAGCGCTGGCTGCGCTGGAGATGACCGTGACGATAACGGACATATCGTTCTACCAGGATGATGATACGACCCTGGCGGGGATCGATTTCGCCAAAATGAAAACCAACGGGGCGCAGGGGGTCGTCATCCGGGGAGGGCAAAACACCTGGGTTGATGAGGATTTTGTTTACAACTGGCGGGAGGCAAAATTAGCGGGATTGCCGCGTGGTATTTACTGGTTTTGGGATAGTCGGAGCACGCCAGAAAGCCAGGCATTGAGGCTGTTTAACCTGATCAAAAATGACATGCCAGAGATGCACGTGTGGATGGATTATGAGGAGACCTACGGCGGCGCGTATGGCGGCTGGCGGAATTTCAAGCAATTTATCCAAACTTTTAATGGCTTGCTGACCGCAAACGGCCTGAGTGCGAGGGTCGGCATTTACACGGGCTATTATTATTGGGCAGCTCACTCCCCCAACCCGCTGACCCAGGCGGCAGACCTGGCCTGGTTTGGTCAGTATGAGTTGTGGCTGGCATGGTACACGACCAACCCGGCGAATGTGCGCATCCCGGCACCGTGGGACAAAATATTTATGTGGCAGTGGACTTCGAACGGCGACGGGCGGGCCTATGGTGTCGAGAGTCTATCAATCGATCTGAGTTGGTTCAACGGTTCGGAGGCGGAGTTCGACGATTATGCGGGGGTTCCCCCGCCAGGAGGCAGTATGTACAAATATAGCGTGACCCCGGTCAGCACGCTGGAGTATGTCAACGTGCGCAAGGGACATTCGACGGGCACGGCGGACATCGGGGATCTGACAGCCGGAATATCGGCGCTCGGTAATGAGTTGTGGGGGGATGGGGTCAATGAGTTGTGGCTGCATGTGCTGGAGGTGGACGGCCGGCCACTGGATGGCTGGGTGGCGGTGCGGCATTTGGGCAAGCCCTATACTATATTGGCCGAGATCATCCCACCGGAAAGCGAGATTATCACGCTGAGCAGCATTGAGGTGGATGTGGATGGCGTGATTTATAAAAATTCGGCGCCGGTGGACCTGGTGAAACGGCCATGAACGTTACGGTCCAGTCTGTGGTTGTGGAGCGAGGCGGGAGTCTATTCGAGGGGATGGATGTCCGCCTAGTCGAGCAGGTCCCGGAGGTGCCGCGTCCGCCAGAGGGTTGGCAGTTGTACCAGGTACTGGCCGACACGGAGACATCCCGATATAACTACATTCCCCGGACGGCACTGGCGGATTGGAGCCAGCCGCAGTACAACATTACGCCACAGGTGGTGCCGATGACAGTGACACCTGGCTACCCGGAGGATACCCGGTTTACGGTGATGACGGATGCCTGGAAATCACTATGGCTGGAGGTCAATGGCGGCGACCAGCGGCTGTTCGATTTTGTGACGGCGTATAATACCGGCTGGTTCAACTGGCCGGCTGCGCCGGACCGGAGCGGATGGGCGCATGGGGTGGAGGGGCTGGCGTTCGGGCGTGCGCCGGGGCTATGGGATAACGTGGTGGCCGGGCGAGTAGTGGCGGCTAATCTCAATACCATCGAGGTGCTGACGCTCAAGCCGTCACCGGTGCCACCGGCGGGGATCAGCCGAGAGTCTACGCCGTGGTTCGTGCATCGATTTACGTTGGTAGGCCACAAAAAGATCGACAAATCGCCGACCTTCTCAGATGCGGTGCAAGGGGCGTGTTATGGGTTGCTGGTGAGCAAGCGGGCGGTGTACCTGCCCAAAAACCGGGTGAGGCTGGTGCGATGACGCTGATCATCGGCCAACGGGTACGGCACAGGCCATCCCAAATGGGTCACCAGATGGCGTCGGTGGCGCAGGGGATCGTGTTGTGGCTAAATCCCCCGGATTGCCCAGGGGTGACGGGTACGGTGATTGATATCCTGTATGGGGATCTAGTGGTCTTCCGTCCGGATGACTGGCCATGGCCGATAGGGATCTATTCACATGGTTTTATGGCTGATGTTTCGTGCTTCGAGGGTATTCCTGTGGCCATATCGGTGATGCCGGGGCGTTACACAACGCCGCTAGGCCTGTCCGTTTCCACGGAAACGGTGCGGGCGGCTGTCCATGCGTATATGCAACATAGTAAGGCCGACGAAAAAGCCAGTCAGTTATGACTGGCTTTTTCGTCCACGCTTTTTGAACGAGAGTTCGTGGACAATATCCAGGGTTACGAGCGAGTGCCCCCACAGGAATTCGAATCCTGGTTTTAGCCTTGAAAGGGCTGCGTCCTGGTCCACTAGACGATGGGGGCGTTTATGCTGAGCCTGTCGAAGCGCTTGGTTAAGCGGGCAGATTTTATCACCCCCCTTCGGATAGGTCAAGCGTTTTTCCGGGCTAATCTTCCAGCTTCTGGTTGACCAGGCCGAGCATGTCCACGTGGGTGCGGTTGACCAGCATGGCATCGCTTTCGATCTTGAGGGCCGGGATCAGGATGGCCGTCAGCCTGGACTGGTAGACCGGGACGAAGTCCCGCGTGCCTTCGGCCATGATGGCCGCGAAGTCGAAGCGGCCCGACCACTCGATGATCCCCTCGATCTCGTAAACCTGGGAGGTGATCTGGGCCGGGTATTCCACGATCCGTCCGTAGCCGCCCCGGGCCAGGGCCTGGGGGCCGAGGTCTTCGCGGCGTTTCACGCAGACGGCCACGATCTGCTTCTTGACCATGCGGATGACTTCGAAATGTCCCACCAGCTTGGTCGGCATGTGGACCCGCGCCAGGCGGGCGTCCATGACTTCGATGTAGGAGTTCGTCGTGTCGTTCATGATGCCGACGACGCCCGTGTTGGGGACCATGATCTTCCCCACGATGCGGTAACTGGGCGTCAGGAAATCGGCGGCGATCAGGCGTTGGGTCATGGTGGGCGTGTCGAAACTCAT